CGTTATCGAAAGACATTACAGCAGAACTTGTTCTTCGGTAACAATCTTCTGCAGTTGCATCCCCAACGATTATCTCGGCATCCAGACCAATTAATCCAGGAGTATTCCTCACCAGACTTTGTATCTCAATATTCCGAACAGGTTTCAGGCTGCGAGTGTAGAGGTATCCATCGTCGGCCACAATGACCCGTATCCCATCCAGCTTGGGTTGCGCCCAATAAGGGAACATGGTCTCGTTGCGTTCGCACCATTTACTTGCCAGCATGGGTTTCATAATGGTATCCACTCCATCCATCCAGCAAACTTATAAAATCCATAGATACCCAAGCCAAGAAAGAAACCTTCTACGAACTTGTCAGCTATGATTCGAACTTTTTGTCCAATCCAATACATTATCCGAACGTTGCCTTTATAGCTTGCAGGAGAGATGTTTCTTCTTCAGGAGTGAGATCGAGGGTTTCAAACATTGTTTTATATTCATTATCAGACTGTCCTCCATTCACAATCCGATAAGCTTCATCGGTCAAAATCGGCTTCTCAAAAACCAACAGGCTGCTCTCGAAACAGCAGTGTTTTGTCACTGACCAAGGTATCATGTGAACTTTAGTTGGTTTCGACATTTATTTCTCCTAAGGTTATCACGATCCTAACGTCACGCGTAGGCCCGCAATTTTTAGTAACTGGCCCCAAATTAACCCGCGAGGGCGCACTTGACCACCGTTACTTATCCAACCGCCCTGCTTACTGTTCCAGCCTATCCGGAGGCGTCCGGAGAGCGTCCAGGAGGCGCTTGGACGTGTTGCCTACACGGTAGGGCAGGGCGGCGCATCCAGCACCCTCTGAGCGCCCTTAAAATGGCTCGTTATTAGGCTGGTCCATGTCTAATTGCGCTGGTTCTTCCCATGCTACCTTTCCATGGCTCAACTCCCATGCTTCTCTGCATTGGTCCAATGTTCCGAAATCATAAAACATGGCGCGGCGAGACTCTCGTCGAGAACTACCATATCCATCATCCACATCGAAATTTGCTCGTCGACGAACTTTAGTCAAGTGTGGACACATCCTGGATAGAAATCGACCCAAAGAAGTTTCATTGCCACGTCGATTCATCCTCCAGAGTTCCATGTATCTGACGAAATCAGCAGTGACGTGTTCTGTTTGGGCATATCGTTCCCATTCTGAGTCTCCCTCAAAGACACGTCCATCCTGCATTTTGCGGAACCACCATTCTTCATTGTAATCCATAGACAACAGCTTCTGTTCTTGAAGCGCATCAGTCTGTGGCACGTTGCGGACCTGATACTGTGAAATATCTATGGATTGTAGATGGAACAGCAGTGCTTCGTAACCACCATCCTCCATTTGTTTGTTGAGAGCACCAAAGAACTTTGCATTCTGTTTCTTACCTTCACCCATTTGAAGCATGAAATATCTCCGTTCATCTCCGGTCGCACGGATAACGTGTGCGTCATTAGATGCCATGATCATATGAATGAAGTTGGGTGTATCTTCTACGTCGTAGCCTTTCTTCTCAATGTTTAGTGTGTCTTCAGTGACAATCCTTTTTAGAACACTTTCGTGTTGCTTGTCCCCAGCAAAGAATGCTTCATCTGCAAAGAGACATACACAATCTTGCAAGTGAGCATTAAAGTTGCCGACTAGGTGTTTCGCGTTGGCAATGTGCATGAAGTGTCGCCCAAACAAGCGACCAAATGTCCTCGCGAACCAGCCCTTACCTGTCCCCTTACCACCTTGCAAAACGATTGAGACCTCACCTGCAGATGCAGGCTGCTGAACAGCCCTCGCTAACCATTGAATAAGATAGCTGTAATGTTCTTCATTGTTATTGCAGACGTTTTCCTTGATGTGTTGTAGATACAGACTACAGTCTCCAGGGACAGCATCGTAAGCAAATCCACGCCATAGGTTGTAGACACCGTCTTTCTCAATCAAAGGCATGAACCGCATCGTGTCATACTGTCTACGCATGGGATGGTTGAGCCAATACTTACCGAGCGGCTCGGTCACCTCTGCACCTTCTTTGGTTGAGCCTACCTTGACACGTTTGTTCATGTATCGTTGACTGATACTTTCAAAGCTGGACATCGTCAACTTGGTTCTGTTGAACGTCTGTCCATTGTGCAGCTTGAGGTGATCATCTATCTCCTCGATGACAGCACACTTTCCGCCAATGTTACCGATCACTGCGTGTCGGTCATTCATCATAAGTAGGTTTGGGTCTTCACTGTATTGCTTGGCTCGTGAGATTTGTCTACGAGCATAGCGATCTGAACCAGACTTGAGTTCTAACACTGACTGTGAGATAAGCCAGTCTGGGTCAGTTAGAATTGAATAGATTATAGCATCGGGAACATTGCAGCGAGCCAAACCACAGACACAATCAAACACCCAAGAGGATCGAGAGTTATCGTGCGATTTTGGTTGGTCAGGATGGTGTCCTTGGGCTATGATAATCTTCACTCTGTCTGGCACTGACCACTCGTCCAGCTCATTAAGATCTTGGATGCGTTCTATGTTACCGACATCAATATCAACGTCGCTTACCTTACCACCGTCCATCATCGAGCCAGAGGATTGGACACCAGCGGCTTTCTTGAAATCTGAAATATCATAGACACGTGTTGGATCATGATCAAGAAGCTTAGTCTCTATTTCAACGCGGCCTTTCTTGCGCTTTTGTGGGTTGGGAATATTGATAGTTCCGGGAAGGCGAGCAATCCTATCTACGTTAAAACAATGGTCGCCTCCGAACACCTGCTCCAGCCGTTTATTGTAGAGTTCGAAGTCCTCCCATTTATGCTCGGATCCTTGTATTGAGAACGGTTCTTTGAGTTTCCAGAACCCCCAGTAACCATTGCCAGAGAACACGATCATCGTCGGCTTAGGAATACCTTTCGGCAAATTAGTTGTCAACTGCGAAAGCATCAATGATCGGTCGTTCTCGAGACCTTCTGCATCGACAGCATCGCTATCAATATCAACGTGTAACCAAAGACCATTCTCAATGTCTGTCTTACTTGGCTTTGATGCAATATCCATCCGCGGTTCATTGACCAGAAAATAAATGTTACGAACACCATTCTCTTGATCAATGAATGTATATGCCGATTGCTCATCTGAAAATGTCCTGAAAGTGACCTGCTTGCGGTCAGGTGCGATTGCACCCAACGTCCACGGTCCTCCAGGCTTAAACAGTTTTAGAAAGTCTACTGATTTCGTGCTATTGCCCTTCATTCTGCCCAATACCTTACTAGAGTTTCAGGATTTACTTTACCCTGTTCCATGAGATTATACCAATATCGTGAGATACCAGCATGTTCCGCACACATTGGGATAGTCCAACCAGAACGGCGTCGCAACAGGAAACAGATTTCATATGTTTCTATCTCACCTAGTGCTGGCATCTCAGTCAATCTGCATTTTGTATCTTGTCGTTCAACTGCTTTGTATGAACGCACACTCATTGCCAAGAACGAGGCAGCTTCTGGCTGCGTAAGTCCATGACGCCGACGCCATATCAGTAGGTGTTCTGAAAGGCAGAGTTCTTTCGCAGTAATATCAACCAGTCGCAGAGTTCCTTCTGAGGTAGTGATTTCTCGAAAACTTTCATCGCCCAATGGTGCATCTGAGGTCGTGTCATATTGTCCCAAAGATTATTCTCCTTAATAGTTCTTCCAGAGAAAAAGAACCATGATGTGCTGACTTTGGCGCAAACCAGAGCGACACCACCAGCTCGTTCTCTGCGATATAGCCAGACTTGCTGTTCTTTGCTCAAAGCATGGTCGAATTTTACTGGGTTCTTGTCGCATCCCTTGGGCCACGCTTTCATTGATTTACATTCAATCCATCCCCCAATGTAATTCACATCGGGGATACCGATACCAGTCATAGGAGACTCAATCGAACAGGCGTCCAACGTGGACAACCGTTTGACCAAAGTCCCTTTCATACTATTTTCTGACATAGAGTCTCCAAGTGCTGGGGTTGGCTTTTAGCCTACCTTAGCACCAAGTCAGAGGCAAGTCTAACTTGTCTCAATAATAGGCTTGACAGGTCCACGTTTTTGGTCCTGATATTTCCCTTCATAGCCAACAGTTTTACTGTCTACAAAATGAAAGATTACCTGAGCGATAGGCATTCCACGTTTTATGTAAAGTGGATTTACACCGTGGTTCGTCAACTCGAGTGTGAGCCAGCCTTGCCATCCGGGTTCAATGACTGTGTTCTGACAAGCGAGCCCAAGACGAGCCCAAGTGGATTTGTCGTGGACGATAGCCATAACGTCGTTTGGCATGACAAATCGTTCAATTGTGCTCGCCAATAGGAACTGACCAGGAAGGAGTTGAACTGCGTCCTGGATACCTTCTTCGTCGAACTCCACCCTGACATCGTAGCCTGCTGGCCCGCAGCCGAAGGTGAGACCTTCGTGTCGTGTCCGACCATAGAAAGGATGCATGATTTGAAGTTGTTGGATTGTCTTACCACTGAGTATCATACCAGACCCTTCTCAATAGCGACACGCTCTAGCACGGTGACTACCCAGTCGCGCTGGTCCCACTCATGCTGAGACTTAGGGATCCAAATCAAGTCTACTTGATCTTCTGAGAATTTGAACCCTCTTGCCAATTCTGTTTCCGCATGTAGAGTTGCGTCCAGGTCTACAACTTTATCCATCTTCTTACCTTTCATATGTTGCGAGAGTCTGCCACAGACCATCGTTGTCGAGTTTTGGTGGAACCTTGGTGGTGAAGCCCTGCGCCTGCATCATGTCGTCCAGGTTTTGTGCTTTTCTCAGACCAAAGCCGCTGATGTGCATCTCCAGAGCAACCTGTCGCAAGTCTGGATTGTGAGCGATCAACTCTTCCATGAACTCATACTCAGCACCTTCGCAGTCGACCTTAGCAACCTCGATAATCGGGTGGTTTTCTTTCAGTTGGGCCACCGACATCAACTTGATTGGACTTTCCACACGGCCTCGACGAGACGTAGTGCTGGAGTTTCCTGGGTTCTTGCCAGACTTCGCCAGATACAGAACATCGTCACCGTCCTTCGTTGAGTGAAGGCCAGCATTGTGTAGAGTATAAGGCTCCTCTGGAAGCTGAGTTCCATAGGGGCTGGTGTTGAGATCAAGCATCGCGAAGTTATTCACTTCCGGCTCTAGAGCAATGACATGCAGAGGCTTCCGCTGCAAGGCCCAGCAGGTGAACGCGCCGATGTTCGCGCCGATGTCAAGAACGATACGACCTTCTACGTCGAGTTGACCATAGCTGCGGTTGATCTCACGCATAACGTAATGATCATAGGTATCTTTTCTTCCTATCATAGGATGAGAGAAACCTTTTGCGAGCATATTATAGGTCTCTCGCTCTTCGAACTCACCTTCTACCAGCACACCATATTTCATTTGTCTCTCCATTTCAGTTTGTAACTCATAAGAGCAATTTCGGTAGTGTTCCCTGTTCCGTAACAATGTGGTGCCTCTGGATCTATTGACCAAGCAGTGAACTTACCATTCAGTTCTTCATATATCTTTGGCATTTTCATTTCAGGTTTAATCAACACCTTTGATCTCCCCCCAATTCTTCCCGACTTCAGTGTCAACACGAAATGGAACGTATAGCTTCCCAGGATACGCATCTTTGATGCAGTCTCTCATGATATCACCAACAGCTTTTGCTTCTGCGACATCGCCATAACTACCATCTGTTTCATCATGAACCTGTAGCTGTAAGTAGTGACCAGCCCTATCAATCTCACAGATAGCCAGTTTGGTTTGATCTGCAGACGAACCTTGGATGATCCTGTTCAGTGCTTTGTGAGTGTAGTCAAACGTCCCGTCTTGGCGGAGTTCAAAGTTGAGACGTCGCCCAAGAATGGTGGTAACATGGCCGCGACCTTCGGCTCTCTCTGTCGCAGCTTTGGCAAGTTCACGGACGTAAGGAACTTCTTTGTCAAAGTTATCGAGAATGGTTTGTGCTTCTTCGCCAGCCATTTCACGAACATAGCCTTTCTGCAACTGGAGTTTGTATTCCATTGCATCACGCTGCGTATCAAAGAACTCGACACGACGATCACGTCCCCAGCCATAGGTCACACCCCAGCGGGTCGGCTTGTTAAGATCACGTGACAACTTAGCTCCGCCTTCTCCATAACACAGGCCAAGAAAGATGTTTTTGGAGTAACCGCGATGAACTTTGTAAATCCCTTTTGGATCATCGGTAAACCACTCGTCAACTTTAACATCACCATAAACCAGTCTGGTCATCATGTCATGATTGTCGGTGTCTGGGTTGGTTTGATAACGCAGAGCAGCTTCTCTTGCTCTGGGTAAGTCCATCACTGCTGCAAAGTGTGTCGTCCAACGAGGCTCCTGTTGGGAGTAGTCGTTACACCCCCAGAGCGCGCCGTCTTCTGGTATAAAGATCTTGCGCCACTCGCCAGCTATTTCAGGGTCACGGTCAGGACTTGGCTGCTGTTGCATGTTTGGGTCAACTGCCGAGAGACGCCCGTAACGAACGCCTTTCTGCTCACCACTTTCTGTTTCAGCTGCAATCTGCCGAAAGGAACAATGTATCTTACCATTGACTTCATACCTGCGGATGCTTTCAGCAAAAGTTGTCCTCAACTTGTTGACTTTACGCGCCCGAAGGATAGCTTCACATACTGGATGGTCGCTTCCACCTAATAAGAACCTATCAATTTGTGGAGCGCCTGTGGTGGTTTTCTGCAAACGGATACCGATTGCTTCTAGGGCTGGAGCCAATGCTCCTGGTTTCCACACGTCTCCGAACCCAATGCGAATACCTGTCTCACGACGGATGAAATCTAAAGCCTTGTTCTCTTCTATCGTCGACCAATCCTCAATCTGTGCCAGTTTATCAAAGTCAATTCTTACACCACGTCGTCGCATACGAACAAGGACAGGCAAGGTTCGTGTTTCCAAGTCCCATATTTGTTGGAGACCAAGTCTTTGAATATCTTTCTCTTGCCTGTGTAAGATCTCAAGTGGTGAAGCTACATCTTGTTCTGCGTATTTTCCCACGTATCTCCCTGGAAGTCTCCAGAGACCTTTCTTTGAATCAAGACCGTGAGCTCTAGCAGCTTCCAATAATGTGGATTCGTCTTTAGCTTGGATGCCGAGTCGGTCTCCAATGTTTGCGAGACTGTAAGATCTTTCGAGCTCATTGATGAGTGGGGCAGCAATTTGAATGTCACGGAACTTTGCATCTTCATGCCATTCAAATCCGTCTGAATAACCATAATCAACATCGTAGGATAGATTGGCTCCCACGAACTCTCCATC